GGAAGCCGAAAGCGAAGTCATCCGGGATCGCACCTGGGACGCCCTGAATGATGACTTGCTCTCGCGGTTGGAGCCGGGCGGCGCGGTCGTATTGTTTGCGACACGCTGGCATCAGGATGATCCCATTGGCCGAACGCTGAAAATGGTCAGCGATCCCGCCAAGTGCAACGGGCCGGTCGTGCGCTTGCGCTTGCCCGCCCTGGCCGAACCGGGCGATCTGTTAGGCCGTGCTGAGGGCGATCCGTTGTGGCCCGCGCGGTATCCGAAGGCCATTCTAGAGGCCATTCGAGAGCGCAGTGGGCCGTATTCATGGTCGGCATTGTACCAGCAGCGCCCGACGCCCGCCGAAGGCGGCATTTTCAAACGGGCGTGGTTCTTGCCCCCAGTGGAGCAGATGCCGCCGATCCAATACGCGGTACGGTATTGGGACCTCGCCATGAGCGAGAAGACCAGCGCTGATTACACCGTCGGCGTCAAGATCGGCCAGGCCACGGATGGGCACTTTTACATTTTGGATGTGGTGCGGCGTCAAATCGACTGGGGCGATCTCACCGACTGGATGGCAACCGTGATTTTGCACGACGGGATCAACGTCACACAGGGCGTCGAGGAAAAAGGCTACATGAGCCGCGCGATTGGCGAACTCAATGCCGATCCCCGTCTGCACGGGTATCAGGTGTGGGGCTACCCGGTCGATAAGGACAAACTCACCCGCGCGCTGCCCGTCGCGGCGAAGCTGGCGAGCAGCCATCTGCACATGGCGGCGGGGCACTGGAATACACCGTTTGTCGAGGAAGTGTGCGCGTTCCCCAACGGTGCGCACGATGATCAGGTGGACGCCTTAAGCGGCGCGTGGGCCATGCTCGACCCGGAGACGGGGATCGGGGAATTAACCCTTGCAGAAGAGGATACGTTTGGAATTGGACCGTATTAAGCGCCTCGTGGCCCGGTATGAACAGGAATTCCAGGAGCGCGGGCTGATCACGCCCGATCTGCAAATGGGCATCAATCCGCCGCCTGAGATGACGCTGGATGGCATTAGCCGGTATGACGGCACGGCGGGCTGGGACATGCGGCCCGACTTCGTGCGAGAGGATGACGAATGTTAAGAGGACAAGGGGAACGACGAACCACAGCCTTTACCGTGACGTTTGTCAGTGGTGCGGTTACGTCAAATGCGCTTGACATGGGCGCGTGGTCATTGGGGATGCTCTGGCTCCCCTCCGCCTTTACAGGCTTCGGGTTGGGGGCGCAGATCGCGACGGCGGGCGGGGCATTTGTGCCCCTGGTAGATCGCAGCAATGCGTATGGCACGGATGTATCAGTCGTGACCCCGACGGCACAACTGGTCACCGCATGGGCCGCGCCCATGCCTGCGTTCTGGTTTGCCGCCGATGAAGTCAAGTTGTATTCACATAACGGATCGGGGTCGGGAATGCCGCAAACCAGCGCCCGCACCGTGACGATTTCGCTAAAGGTATAGCCATGACCCAAATACACGCCCATCGTGCAGCGTTTTTGCTGAGTGCCGTCTCATCTCAGATCACCGGATCGGCCATCGATACGCGCGGGTGCGCGGATTATGGCTTTCTGTGGTATCAGGCGAGTGGCGAAAGTGGCATTTTCGACGTGCAAGCCAGCCACAACCTGACGGCATGGCACACGATCAACACCTGGACCGCGACGGCCACGCAGACCGGCACGGCACAACTGGTCGGCTTTTACCCGTATATGCGCGCCCAGGCGGTCAAGATTTACACCGCCACCGGCGCGGGCGGTACGGCCACCGGCGTGCTGTGGGCACATTTCACACCGGGGATCGAGTAGATGAGACGTTGGTTTCGCCGTCCTGTGCTGCCCCCCTTTGACGCTGGGCAACTGAATCGCACGCCTGAGAACACCACAGGCGACGGGGTGCTCTACGACCAGCCGCCGGTTGTGCCGTATTTTGTGCCGCGCGATACGGCTAGCGTTAGCCGCTACCTGGAAGCGGTTGGCGCGTGGCCGAACAACGCCAACGCCACCTACCGGCACCAGTTCGACGGCAACCGCAGCCTACAGTACGACGGGCGCGTGAATATGCCCCTGGATGATCCCTTATGTGAGTGGGACTGGATCACGCGGCGGGACGTGCTGACGAACTGCCACGCGGCCTACCATCGTAACCCACTCGCCAAGCAAGCGGTTGACTTAACGCGGCGGTTTGCCATCGGCAAGGGGCACACGGTCACGGCACAAAACCAAGACGTGCAGGCGGTACTCGATGCGTTCCGCGCTGACCCTGAGAACAACGTCTTCGGCTACGACCGGGCGTTTATCCAGGATTTGCAAGTGGACGGCGAGTTATTTGTGCGCTTCTTTTCGGATCGGGGCCGGGTCGTAATGGCCCAGGTTCCGCCCTGGTATATCCGCAAAGTCAACACCGCGCGCGGTTTTTTGCGCCGCATTCAAAGCTGGAATGTGGTGTACGAGCAGGACGGGGCACAGGAAGAGGAAGACGTGCCGGGCGATCAAATGCTGCACGTTGCCATCAATAATCACGGCTACGAGCTGCGCGGGCGGCCTGATCTCTTTGTCGTGCTGCCCTGGTTGCGCGCGTACAACGAATGGATTACGGATCGCGCCCGGCAAAACAAGTGGCGGAATGCGCTGCTATGGCTGGTGCAAGTCGCCTCGAAAATCCCCGGCGCGGTCTCCAAAGTGCGCGCGGTATGGGCGCAGCCGCCTACGCCCGGCAGCGTGGCCGTTGTGCCGGATAGCGTGACGGTGCAAACGCTGAATAACCCCGTCGGGGCAGGGGATGCGGCGGAGGACGGGCGGCAAATCAAGCTGCAGGCGATTGTCGGTGTGGGCTTGCCCGAATACATGATGAGTGACGGCGAAAACGCCAACCTTGCCAGCGCCACCGCCCAGCAGTTGCCCGCCCTGTGGAAGTTTATTGACGCCCAAGAGTTGATGATCGAGCAGGTGTGGACGCCTATTTACAAGCGGGTCATTCAAGCCGCCATTGACGCGGGTGCGCTGCCTGAGATGGTCGAGGTGCAAGACCCGGACGGCGATCCGGCCATGCGGATAAATGCCGATACCGGCACGGAGACGCCCGCCGAACCGATTAAAGCGGTGGACGCCTTCCAGGTCAACTATTACGAACTGCAAGCCGACGATCCCAAGACCCTCGCGGAGGCCGTCGCCCTGCTGGTCACGAACCGCATCAGCAGCACCGAAACGGCGCGCGAGCGGGTCGGGCTGAACCATACCATTGAAGAGAAGCGGTTGGCGATGGAAGAGAGCGCCCAACGGGACCGGGCAACGATGGGCAACGATACCGACTTGAGCGGGGAACCGCCTCAGGACGTGGAAGACGAAGAGCAGGATGCCCAAGCCGAACGATAACGCCGCCATCGCGCGCCAACTGCGCACCGACAGCGAAGCGTTACGGTACTCGGAGTGGTGGGTTCGGCGCAAGATTTACGGCTTAGAGGATCAAGAGTTGCGCTGGCTCGCCCAGCAGTACCTCGATGCGTACCGGGCTGTTATCAGCACCTTACCAGACGCATACGACACCAACGGTAACGCCGCCTTAGCCCAGCGCGCGCGCCTGCTGGCCGCCATCGAAACCGAGTTGAACGCCCTGCTCGATACCGTCGGGCCTGAACTGGCGCAAGCTGTGACCGACGCCTACCGACAGGGGTATTACGGGCGCGCGTGGGCACTCGACATGATGACGGTTCAGGACTGGCAACCCAAGTTTGCGATGGTGATTCCGAACGAGGCGATCCGGGCGCTGCTGGTGAGTAACTACATCGGCACGGACGGTTGGATCGATTTGGAACGGGATCAACTGGTCGGCGGGATCAAGCGCAGCCTCACCCAAAGTCTGATTCAGGGTGAGGGCATGATGCAGGCCCGCGCCCGGCTGGTCAAAGAGTTAGGCATTAAGCCGGGGCAAACGAAGAACTTTAAGGGCAGCATGTACCGGGCGCTGCTGATTACCCGCACCGAGATCATGCGGGCGTCCAACTTAGGGGCGCTGAC